GGACCATCCATTTTCCCCGCGGATCCGGCAACCGGGATCCGAGGCGCCTCCCCGCCAGGAGGTCGATGGTGCTCGGTTGGATCCGGAAACAGATCGCAAGTACCAGAAATCGGGGGGTCATTAATGTTTGGATTAGATGAAGATTGGGACAAAATAATGTTATGATTTCAACTCCGATAGCAGGAAACCGACCCGTAAGGGAAGCTGGGTGATGTCCAGGACTGCGAAAATAGCCATACGGTGGGTCTATCTCAAAGGTTGTCAAGTAACGTTATAGAACATGTCGATATGTTCCCCAATAATAATCTAATCTGGAAGTCGGGAATTAGAATACGTAAAGGAGAAGTGAGAACCGAAAGTTTAGGACACGTCAATGTTACCCCTTCGTAGCAATACTCGGGTATGGGCCTGTCCGGCTGGGCGCAAGTGGTTCTCTGGAGTTAGAGGGTATTAGCCGTATCCTAGGCCCGCCAAGGCATATCTCCACCGTCAAACAAAGCAGTAGCCTGTCAAAGCTACATCTTCGATCTTACTATAGATTCTTTTTATCCTTGCGAGCTGTAAGTATGTATGTAGTCTCGGTATTTACTTATCTGAAATAGGGGCGGTTGAGGTCTTATTGACAAAGCCACGGCACTTGTGTCTCCCCAAGACAGTACATAAAGAAAGTTTAGCTGAATCCGCTGAGAAAGTGGGATAATATAAAAAGGCACAAACGGAATGGCAGGGAGGAATAGACTCCATGGCGCTGTGAAAGAACAGAATCTTACTTGTGGATACAATCACAAGAATAAAAAACCGGCATACACGACCGAACAGAAGTCAAACCATACGGAATGGTTTGACCGGGTAATATCATTATATTATGATGATAGTACATCAGTTAAAGTCAAGACTTGGCTAAGGAAACTGGTGTATGATATATTTAGAGAGGGGTTTAATGAGTACGGCAATCAGCAAATTACTTATATACGGGGATGTTTACCAACAAATGCACTTGTGGGTACTCAGCAATGGGTACTATATACTGCGGCAGCTGCTGGGACTGTAGATTTCGGGTACATTACTATGGCGATGATTCCGGCTGGCACAGCAAATCCATCTTCGGATTACATCACATGCAACATCCAACTGTCTCCATTTCAGGCGATAACCATTGGCCCATCAAACATGCCTACCAACACTAAAATGGTATGGACGACGGGAGGGTTAGCACGTGCCCAGAATGGTGCGGGGTGGGCAAATGACGTTAGTTATCCGCTTAGCTTTACTGACTATGTTGGAGAGGTTACGTTTACCAGTCCGGGACAGACCTTGATACTTGCTGTTCTGTCAATCGGTACCGGAACCAAGACCGTGTTTGCTTACAATTCTTCGGTACCACCAGGAGGGGTGATACCTCCTAGTGGGACACAAAATGTGAATATAGTCTCTTCAGTACCATTGTCAGTGAGTGGACAGGTAGATGTTGGTACGATATACACAACCGTGAATGTTGGAGGATTAGTAGATGTAGCTAATGTACAATCTATTATAGACCCCGTTACCGTACAACAGATACTAAATCCTGTTACGGTTACAGGAACAGTGACAGTGTCGGCGCCGATTACCTTGACTGGAGTGTTAGATACACATATTGTTGCAATTGACACTCTGGACAACGCAGTTTGGGTTACACAAGTAAACCCGAATCTACCAGTCATGTATCCACCGCCCGTATCTATGATTGAGGACGACGTTGACGTTACGGGTAGTCGTGTTCTTGAAGGGAGTTTTAACCCTTACGGTAATGGTCAATATGACTGGGGAGGTTGGCTACCTAGGTCAACAAGAGATCCAGGTTTCGGCCCCGAACTGGACGAAATTGTTGAGACCACTCCTATCAATGTTGTCCGATGTAAGGTAAATTCGTTGGATTTAAACCGTAGTTGTTACATTTTGCTTTCTGAATTGACGTCTTTCTCCGAGCGATTCAAAAGTGAGGAGTTTGAGGAGTGCATTGGTATTGAAGGTGGGAGATGCTATGTTTCTGTAGCTTTGGACAAGGCCATCAAGGACGCCTGGGCTGACATGGTTAAGGAGGGTAGTTTTAATCCGTATGGTAATGGACAACCAGGCTTAACGGTAAGTTCGGAGTTTGCCAGACAGAACCCGTACGTTGAGATTGTTGCGAACTACAGTTTTGAAGGATTTACTGAGTTACTGGTTGAGGCCTGTGCTTCACTACCTCCCATATCTGCGGATTTAGCAAAACAGATTGTCGATCCACGAGGTTATCCATTACACGAACATCCACTTGCATTCAAAGACGTAGATATGGACGGGGATAATAATCGGATACGGAAAGAGCTCAGAAAGCAAGCCTCGTCTAATACACCTGAGATCGGAGCTAAAAGTAAGCACAGCGAGAAGAGTAAAGTTGAAGACAGAGCCAAAATGAGTGCCGGGAAGCAGCTGAAGCAAGTTGCTAAACGAGTTTCTGAGAGGATGACTTCTTGGGATAACTTACTTGTTTGGTTGACATATGGCGATCGTCCACCCATTACCCTGGCCCAGATGGTTTACGATACATGTCGCCGAAATAATCTTGCTGGTAGTGAAGGGGTAGCTCACAATGCTTGTCTTCTAGTTATCCAGGGAGCTAAGGACAGGGAGATACTGCTGAACATAACCTATTATTGTCCTGAACTCCTTCATTTACGAAGTTGTGAAAAATATATTATTTGGGAGAAAGAGAGATTTTCATCCGGCAGCTTGCCGCGCGTTTCTGGGAAGTCATCCAATCCTAACGATATATCAAATTTGCAACAGAGTGAGTGGGAGGTTGTTCATGATGAAACAGGTGAAGTCCTTGAAGGTAGTTTTAACCAGTACGGTAATGGGCAACATGAAGTAGTTGCTTATCTGATCGACTTGACTGGTGTTGTTAAGGAAGGCAGTTTTAACCCCTACGGTAATGGACAACCATCCTTGTTTCGCTTCCCTAAGGACATGACAGACTTAGAGACCGGAAATGTATCTGTTTGTTCATTGATAGAAGCTGCTGGTCAACCCAGCGGCCATACAAATGACGTTCTAGCTGACGTGATTGAACAAACTGGTTTACAAAACATTCAGGGTATTACTATGTCTAGTGTGCCGCGCGAAATACACATCAGAGGTGGAGTTATATCCGATGTAAATGTAGTGACTCCTACCAATACTCTAAATTCACCTGAGGCATTGCTTTATCCTACACAACAGCGGACACCAGCTGGAGTATTAGCTAATAACCCTACTCGTCCATCCACATTTGGAGTGGGATTAGTGCGCAGAAAGGCGCTGAATCCAGAAGTGATGTCTGCCATGGGGTTGGTTCTTCAAGAGCTGCTTGGGCGTGCAGGTAATATTAGGCCTGACCAGATTACGGAGAGTGGATTTCTTACTTCAGACACAGCAATGTTAACACGGGTTGGACCTTCTGAGAACGGAGATTCAATAAGTGCATTACTGTTAAAGAGTTATCTGTACGAAAAGAGTCGTTGTTGGGTAAATGATCCATCTCAGTTACCGTTAGGCGGTGAACCAGGCAAGTTCGACAGTTATACACAGCTTGATAACAATCCGGTTGTCGGCGTTGGCTTTAATACTGGAGCTGTGTTTAACTCAGACTGTCTGGTTGGCCTGGATTTTGTGTTTCCTTACGTTAACGCAGCTACAATACCGACCATAGCTTTTCACGTCTGCAAAGCGACTATTCCTGATAATGAGCCTTGGTTTATGGTACGTCCTGGGTTACTCTTGCAAAACGATAGTGGCGAGTTTTCAATCAACATGGCTTTACTAGCTATGTTGCTCGCACCATATCCCTGTGGTATACACACGGTGTCAATCACTACTACAGATGCGGGAGGGGGTAATCTCGGAGCACAGACTTTTATACCACACAGCGACTTAGTTGCAATTCCTGGAATTGAGAGTACTATCCATCTTTACCTACCAAATAAATATCCCGCTGGCCCACCAGCTACACAAGCAGCCGCAAACGCTCAAGTATTAATACAGCCGCAAGCCGGTCCTACGGCGGCCAACTTAATTCCAGCTAACGGGTTACTCAACGTATCGTTTATTGGTAATGTTGTGCGATACAACCTGGCTAATTATCTTTATACTTGGATGGCTTTACCAAACTCGCCAATTGACTTAACTTCTTTGGCCCGTTTTAGGAGAAATGTAACGCAGCTGACACAGAGATATAATGATCTCGAATTTGCATGGGAAATGTCATGCTGTTTAACTGCCAGATATCCGATATTAGTATCTACTGCTCCGGGTGTAGTGGTTCAGTTTGACCCAGGTGACAATGGCGCTACTGCTTGTCAGAATTGGTTTGCGCTAAGGCCATTGTTAATGGCTGCGGATTATCCTGTCCAAGTGGATTCATACGACCATTACCTTCCAGACATGAATCCTTTGTGGTGGTGTAAGATAATGAGCGGCGCCTACGTTTCAAAGCCCGATGGCGAAATGATAAGTAACAAGGCATATGACGGTTCTCCTAGAAACCTCCAATACACGATTCACTCAGCAAGAGAGTACGCAGTAACGTCGGAATTTATATTCACATATATGATGCAAAGCTCACTAGTGTGGAACTCCGCGTTTGCACAATTAAACTTTGTTAACATACTAGCCCAAATTAGAGGTTTCTTTACTCAGGCCATGTCTCCAGCAATCAGTGATGCTATGATATCCGAGAACGGTGAAGCTGTAGCTATGTTGCATTGTAAAGTTAATGGAAATAGACCTGCTGACGATATGTTTGGAAATACTCTTTGGGATTATATAAACGCTCCACAGGTAGGGTTTCAAAGTGTGTATAATGGAGCCGACGTTGCATTAACTCTGTGTACACCTGCTGTTTTGCCGGACATTTGGGTACAGTTAAATATGGATCCTAAAACGTTAAGCTTTACTCCATTGTTATCTACCAACAAGTTTTTGACTGGTGTATCATTACCCAATGGTCAGGTTACCCCATTTGGAGCCGGAAGTTATATGTCGCCCATGCTTATATCAGAACAGCCTCGTGCTATCGGATTGGACAGCGTACCTACATTGAACGATGCTACGTTGTTTAATGCCAGACTCACATGGCATCGTTTTCCGGCTCAAATGTTTGATTTAGCTGGAGTTGCTGTTGTAGCGGGAGTACCTGCGGCCAGTAATGTTGTTGCACAAAAAAGTGTGATAGACGATTGGACTATGGATAACCTTTTGACACCCAGCATTCTAACGGCCAATACACGTTGGTTTCCATACATGGACCTAAACGGTAACAGACTGGCGGTTGGTGTAACAGCGGCAAACGGAGCTACCCTTATGACTCAAATTATGGGCAGAAGGATAACTACCGGCGTAGCGACTTGGTTGTTGAAAGGTGCCAATGCTGTGCCCAACAACATTGTCACAGCAGGCGGCGGCAACACGACTTCACGTATTCCAACACGGCGGGGTCGTTTAAACCTCTCTTCCTCCTCCGAACAGGACTCGGAGTATGGGGAGGGCAAGAAAGCTTAAATCGCGTGCTGGCCACGCGATTTGACGTCAATAACCGTACCGCAATCGAATGGTTAACGGGACGGTTAACGATGTCAAAATCATTGGGTATTGCAGTGTCCTCGCGTATTCCTGAATTTGGTAAAGGCCTAGCCTTAGAAGCGGATTCTCTTGAAATTTTGCCCGACCCTACACTAAGACAAAAACTTAGTTGGGTTGATGTTAAAAAGAAAGTGCCAAAGTTTGAGAAGCAAAAAGAATTTGTAGACCCGGTGAACGTAGATAGATTATTAGTAGTTAGAGATAAAAAAGAGTTTGGATTATTAAGTGAAGAGATCTGGCCACCAAGGACAAAGACTGACTTGTCGTTGAGACGTACGAGGTTGTTGGACTGGGTGGTAGTCATGAGAGATCAAAATAGACATGAGGAGTTGGAAAGGTGTCTTAAACATACGAATGTAGGTTGGGATCTGATTTTTGTAACTAATTTGTTGTGTGCTGTAGCTATATTTGGAAATGAGTGGTACGAAAGGATAGTCTATCTGGGGGCGTTAGAAGGTGACTTGGAACACTATATTGCAGTGGTTAAGAAAGTAAGCGATTTAATCAAGACTACAGGTTTAGACGACAAGAATTGGTTATGGTATATAGAAAATGCTGTTCTATCAGGATATAGAAATTATCCTTTTCCAGGTTTTGATATACTAAAAGAGGCTAAGGAGTTGGCTGCTGGTGGAGTTGAACATAATTACTTTGGTATGCACTGGGACGCGTTATGTAACGAGTTTTTGCCTATGAAATATCACCCGGTAGTTTATGTGCCATTTGAGGAGTGGGTCAAGAAGGCGAGTTGGTTAACAAGTGGTGCAAGTAGTGTTGGGTATGTGATGATTGAGACTAACGACGGGAAGAAGATAAAGGTTAAGGCTAGGAAAAACATGGTTGCCGACGTCGTTGATTTAGGAGTACTGGCGCAGGATAGCTTGGCATACGAGGGTCAAGAAAACTTCGTCATAATTAAATCAGAGCTTGGTAAATTGAGACTTGCTGTAGCTGGTGATATCTACAACTACCTAAAGATGACTTGGGTTACTGAGTTATTGGGTGGTGCGAATTATGACTGGCCTGGTAATACTAGTGAGGAAACCTTTCCCGAGCAAACAAAAAGGCTGGCTAAAATGTTAGAACTCTGTAGCTCGAAGTTTGGTCTGCCATACGATTACAAGGGATTTGATCACCAACCTACGTCCAAAGAAATACTTGGAATTGTCAACGTCTTAACCAGACACGCTAGGCTTAATGTCCCCGACGAACGGCTTACTGAATACGATTCAATTGTCGCAAGTATCAATCACGGGTTCTTAGTCGCTACTTTAGGTGTTAAGGTTGATGGAATGAATGATAAACTTCCAGTCACAGGAGGTTTAATGAGTGGACTCAGGTGGACAAGCATAGTAGGCAACGGTTGGAAC